AAAACGGAGTCTTTCCAGTGCGTATGCTGACGCGCTAACCTGAAATGCAAGCATTTCCGGTTGGTTCGCTCCGGCGGCGGTTAACAAAGGTTAAGAGCAATCTCTGAGAGGGGCATCCATGCCGATTAGAAAAGCAGGGAGGTGGGTGGTGACAGTCTCACTCGATCATGAGGCTCTGGAGGTGTACCAGAGCTTCACGAAGGGACAGAAGAGTGCGAAGGTCTGCTCTGCGCTCCTCCTATACAACGTCCACACGAAGAAGAACCGAAATGATGCCGCGAAAGCAGAATTGCAAGATCGGAAGACGCGCCGCCTCGAGAAGGATCTCAAGGTGGCTAACTATCGCATCGAGTGCATCCAGCGGGGCGACTCTGATCCTGGCGACGGCCCAGCTGTATATCTCGAAGTCCTGGCAGCAGCGGAGACTCGCTCGATTCGCGGGGGGCGGTTCTGATGAGTGTTCAAGTCTGGCGTTGCTACGTCTGCGGCTTTCTCTGTACCAATATCGATCCCGTGTTGAAGGATTGTCTTTGTGAGGATGATTGAATGAAGGGTGCAATAAATTGTGACCGATGCGTTTGGATGTTTGGCACATGGGCAAGTTCGCGATTCTGTTATTGTGAGGATGATGACAAATGAAGCTCGTCAGGGTTCGCTGCCGCTGTGGATTCGAGAAAACCTGCTACAAAGGTAAATCCGGTATCCCTCATATCGAATCTGGGGTCTATTGCGGAGTCATGCGTATCATCGAATGGTTGTGAAAATATGAAAGACTCCCAATTCTGGTCCTGGACCGATCACTGGGAGGGCTGGGACTTCATGCAAGAGGAACACGAGGCGGAATTAGAGCTCGCCGAGTGGTGCGATGAGACATTATGGATGATCTGCTTGATCTGCGGAAGTCCGGTCGAAGGCTGTATTTGCGAGAATATCGAGGATGCTGTGCCTACCCCGACCTCGTCGAGAGCCTCCAGCACCCCTTCCAGTGAGTCTTAATTCTCGGAATTCTCGGAATCTGTGAATTCGCCCCAGGGAGCGCTCCAATCCCAATTTGGGTTCATGATGTTGTAAATGATGGAACCGATCGAAAAGTCCCCCTTTACTGGGCCCGCCGCGCCTTCCGCAGCTCGTTGCGCCCTGGCTGCCTCGAATTCCGCCTTCCACTGTGGGAAGTCTGCGGGCGTTGGGAGGCCAGTCTCATATCCGAAGATTTCCAGAATCATCGCGATCGAGTAGAAGATTTGAACCATCTCGGTTGGGTCTTTGAGTGTCTTGGTGATCTCTGGAATGCCTAAACCCTGGAGCACTGATCCGAGGCCAGAGCTAACTTGCTTGAACTGAACTGCAGCAATCAGAGAATCCAGCTGCTCAGACTGTTTGTCCTGGAGGCTGACGCGATACTCGATCACCTGGTCAGGCTTTCTCTTAGTCATGAGAACGCACCGGCCAGATCAGAGAAGAGGGACAGGACATGCCCCGCGCCCAGGAGCCAGCCGAGGACGAAAGCGAAGGCGTTGTCAACGACGATCCGTTGAACCTGCTCGGGGAAGCTCTCGTCACTCATCCGGCGCCACCGGCCAGTTGTCGCATGCCTCGTGGCTCGAGGCGAAGCCACCGAGATCGCGCAGAGCCTGGCGATACTCCTTCCAGGCTGTCGAGAGAACGACGTCCTTTCCAGCTCGCCAGTCGCATGCGGCGAGGTCGGCATTTCGTACAGCTCTAACCTCGGCCCAGTCGACATCTCTCGTATGCTCGACAGTCTCGCCGGTCTCGAACTGTTCGATGACTGTCCTCTTCACGTCAACACCTCAAGCATATTTGTACGTCCAGACGGGCTGGCTGTACGAGTTCTTAGGAACCGTTACAGAGAGGTCAACAGTCGAGGGCAGATCATAATCCGTTCCCGTGTTGTTATACAGCGTGTTATACCCAGTGCCAGCATAATGGGTGAAGCCCAATGAGAGAAATAAAGCCAAATTGGCTTTGTCTAATGCCGCCTTGGTCGCTCCGGTTGAAGCGAAGCCGATCCAGTAGGTACTGCCTGCTGTGATAGCGGGGGCAGTTGTCCAGGAGCTCGAGGTGTAAATCGCCGCGCCGCCATTAACGTCGATGTCGATGATCCCTATCCTGGTCGTGGGGAGACCGCCGCTTGATTCATAGATCCCGAGTTGAACGTCATCCTTCCCTGAGTTGGTTGCACCAGTACGAATACTAATTTCTCCTATGGTGCCGCCTTTGGGGGCGACAAATCGCATAAACAGCGCCTTGGTTTCGAGCTCGCCGGATGATACCGTAGTGCTCTGCGTCTTGTACACGTCCATTGGTGAAAAATGGGTGTAGGTGGCAGGCATCAGGCTGGCGTCGATCGGAGTGAAGGCATATCCGGCTGATCCAGCTGTAAGGAGACCGTCCCATTCGCCAGCTACAGCCAGGCGTGCCAGGTTGACGATGATCAGGTCAACCATCTCTTGTTCATTCATGTCCTCGATCGAGATAGGATCGCCGGTACTCTGCACCTGGGCGAACGTCACAGTGTCCAGGTCGAGGTTCTGGAGCATTGGGAAGACCCTTCTGGACGGCTTTCTATCTTCAGATCTCATCCTAACAGACCATCCCATTCCTGTTTGACTGACAACCTGGCTAAGTTGACGATGATAAGACGGACTAATTCTTCTCGATTCAAGTCCTCGATGGTGATTGGATCCCCGACACCCTGCACATCGGAGAATTGGATCTGACTTTCCTGGTCTCCAGCTTCGAGAGTTTTGGTTTTGAGTAGCTTGTACACGCGAGGACTGATGTCGGACATCATCTCAACCCCATGGTCAGCATGACAAAACCCCAGAAGTTGTCTGGGATGCCGACGCCTGGCGCGCTGGGCCGTACTCCAGGCACACCAGGAGCGCCGACGTGTGGGGGTGGAGTTGGTTTGCCATTGCCAGGGAAGTCAGAGGGGAGATAACCAGGGGGGAGAGCTGCTTGACCGCCATAGCCAGGCAATTGCAGATCTTGAACAAGCACCATCGGCAGCGTCCTCACTTGAGTTGCTTCGACCTGGTCTTGGATATCCGCTCGATCGAGTCGAGGTCTTTTGTCGAGATGAATCCCCGAAGGTACAACTTCTTCGACTTCGAGAGTATTTCCGCTAATCTTCGGCGTCCAGCCGCTTTAGTCATCTTCGCCATAAGATCACTCTCATGCGGATGTCAGGTACTGGAACTTGTAATTCAGTTGGATCGGTACCGAGGCGAATGCGAACGCCGGTTGTTGAGTAACTGGGTCTGTCGCGCTGCAAGAACCGACGACGTTACCGAGAGCATCGACGGCATAGAAGCCCTGCGTCTCGATCAACAGTCCATCGACAGAAGTCCCGAACCATTTCATGATCCGGTCGCCCTGCAGAGTGTCGCCGATCGAGTTGCCGGTTTGGATATCGACTAATTCGTTCGTAGCTCCACCCGAGGCAGTAACATGGAAGATCCTTGAGACTCCTCCAAATGTATAGACTGCTGCACTGGCTCCTCGGTCTGCGGCTGTCTGATTCATGACTCTAAGAATATCTCCAGCCTTGAGAACGTATGATTTGCATAGTGCCGGTTGTCCATCAGTGACTGCACCAGCCACAGACCAGGGGATGATCGCCGCAACGATACCCTGGGAGAGGATGTAGGCATAGCCGACGCCATTGGGGCATGATACCAGCCCGCCAATGACCTCCTTACCTGGAGCGAAGTCTCCAATGTTGGCTGCAGTTACGGTGTAGGCGGTGTCAGTTGTCAGGTTAGATTCGGTCCCCTCAGCTAATTCTGCCTTGAGTGGGATGTTAGTCCCATCTCGGCATACGAGATTGGCTGTCACTGTATTCGTTGCCATAGGATCACAGCCTCACGCCGATTCCGATCGGCTTCAAAAGATTACGGTTTACGTTAGCGATTGGCTTTCGGAGCAATTTTTTGGCAAATTTGAAAGTTATGCCGATCCCTATTGCGCTCACGGCCATCGCTTGATAGTTAGCCATGAAGTTTGCAGACATCGAATCGAAGCTCGATCCAGGGTCGCTGACGATCGATGAGAGCGTCATCGCGCCGTTCGTGGTCGTCATGCCGTAGCCTGCGCCACCAGCTGCACCTGATCCATCGAATCCCAAAGCGCCTATCGGAGAATTGGCTAAAACGCCCCCAGTGAGGACGCTCGCATACGCGTAGGATTCTGCTATATTCAGAAGACTGATTGTCTTCGGCGATCTTCGGCGAGTTGCTTTCTTTCTGCGTGCCATGTTCAATCTGTTAAGAAAGAAGGCTTATAATTATCATTCAAACGATTGAGCGGGCGCAAACTGTCCATCTGGAGCACGTTCTGTCACTGTCGCGT